GGCATTGATCGTTTGAGGCCGAGTAGCAAAATGGTTATGCAGCGGATTGCAAATCCGCCTACGCCGGTTCGATTCCGACCTCGGCCTCCACTCTTAAAGCCCCGTAGATCAATGGTCTACGGGGTTTTTTATTGTCTGTGATCTGAGAAGTGTTCCGCAACTTTTGGGATGTGTTCCGCAACCCTACTCATTTTTGATCGTAATGAGGGGGCAGAACAGCGCCAGGTGAGGGCGTGGTTGGCCTATCATTTCGTGGGGTTAACGATCTCACCGACTCGCCGATAGACCTTCTTTGTCATCTCCTCAGTGGAGTGGCCGAGCAGCCGGCTTGCGTGCGCAAGTTCTATCTCGCTGGCGGCTTTAGGGCGGATGTCTTTGAACTGAAACTGACGGATTAGTACAGCCAGGGCAGGATCGCCGTCGGCACCGGCCTTGATTGCTGCTTTATCCCGGGCTTCATCCCAGCGGTTGCGTAACATCTGCTGGCTCATCCGAAGGCCGGACGCGTTCGTGATAAGCGTTGAGGTCTTAATCCCATTTAACGATCTGCGTTCAAGCAGGTTATCTAGGAATAGACTAAGCGCTGATTGTTCGCCGGCATCGTCCAGTCGAATCCGCAGAAGTTTGCCGCCCTTGCCCTGGCGAACCCCTACGAAGCCGTTGGCCAGATCGGTAGTTGCCACCTTCAGCACATCAGCAGGGCGCTGGCCGGTCAGGTAGGCAAGGTCCATGGCATCCTTTAGTTCCTGCACTGCCTCTCCATATACCGCATTCCAAACCACTTCGCCGGCATAGTAGTCCCGCGGCTTTTCCTTGTTTCTGCGTACGCCGAAGCAAGGGTTGGCATTGTTGGTCAGTCCCCACTCGCGCGCGATCGTGAACATGTGTGACAACAGCGCGATTTCTCGGTTGGCCCTGACCTTGGCGGTTCTGGCATCTCGATACTGTGCAACTACCTGGGGAGTGATTGAGTCGAGAGGCGCGTTTTCAAATGCCTTGCGCAGCTGTTTCAGTTCCTTGCGGTTGTCGGACTGCGTCCGTATTGATTTGGTAGGGATGATCTTTTTTTCGTACTTGTCGAACAGCGCACCCATTAGATGATTGGGTTTTAGTGGTTCGCGGCGTTCCAGTCGAGCCCACTCGACCCTCGCCGCGTCCAGATCACTGCCCAGCGGTATTTCTTTTCGTTTGCCGTCGGCATCCCTGCCGTTGTAGTAGTACGAAGTCCACATGGCGCCGCTTTTACGCTTGCGAGTGCGCCGTATCATTCGAGGCGGAAGATCGCGATTGGCTATGCTTTTCTGGCGCATCAGTCAGCTCACGTTCGCTAGGTCGAGCGACCAGGTTTCGGTTACGGCGTTGACCGCAGAAGGTTTGACTCCCGCGAGTTTCAGTCGGGCGTAAACCCGACCCACTATTGGCCGGCGAGCGCCTGTCAGAACAAACTCCCAGCGATTTTCGGTCAACCATAGAATTTGTTTGGACGGGATCTGATACCCGGTGATGGTCGCCAGTTCTTCGTCGGCGAGGGTTTCGCTTTGGAATTCCATCATTCGGCTCTCCCCATCAGGGCTCTCGGCCCATGACTTCGGCGTGTGCTCTCCTTAGCAGGCAACTCGATAGTGCCAGGAGCATGCGTATACCCCACAGCAAGCTGCGCGAGCGGGCGTTCCTGAGCGTTTAGCGTTGCATCAGCGAGCGCTGCCCCGCGCAGCTTTTCGTGGGGTATAAGTACCTCCGCAGTGACGCTGGAAGGAGCAATAATGCCTACTGCTTCGCAGCAGTGACTGTTTGTTTCTAGCGTGTTGACGCTGCTCGCTGTGCGGAGCAAAGCGGGCAGGGCCATGGTTTTGTCCTTTGGGTTTTTCATGCCGCTTTCCTCCGATGTTCGATCGCGAGTTGGTCCATCAGGCGCTGGTGGTAGGTGTTGCGTGCTTCTGCGGCAGGCCATGGACGGAGGGTTTCAGCCATGGGCTCTATGCCGACCAAACAATCCCAGATAGCCGGATCGGTTGGCATGAGGTCGCGGCGTTCGGTTGCCAGTGCAATCAGGTCGGCATGGTGCACGCTGGCAGGGAGATCGAGGGCCAGGTCGAAGCGCTCACAAACGCGCATCCAGATCACGTCCTCGAAACCTCGGTAGTCGGGCATCCACTGCTTGAGTGGGCGGGTCATGTCACCCAGGTACGCCTCGGTCGCGTCGTGGAGCAATGCCGCGAGCTTGTGCTCTTCCGGCACCAGCTCGGCGACGATGCAGCTGTGTTGGGCCACGCTGTAGAACTCACGGGTGTGGCCGTTGAATCGGCACAGGTGGGCCAGCGCGTGCGAGATGTCCCGTGGGTCGATCATTTCGGCGTCAGGCTCGAACAGGTAGCAGCGTTTGCCGGTGGAGGTGAGGATCCAGTTCATGCGGCTTCCCTCACTAGGTCGGCCAGCAGCAAGGCGTCGTCGGTCGCCTTGTGCAATTGGCGCAGAGCTTCATAGCCGATCAGCGCTTTCAACTGGCGGTCAAACTCTTTGTTGTAGCGGGTCAGTGCGCGCAGTTCCTTGGTGGTCTTGGCGTGTTGCTGCTGCAGCGTGCCGGCGGCTTGGGGTGTCAGGCGCAGCATGGGGATGGCATGGCTCATGCGACATCCCCCTTCAGCTCGAAACGGTCCATCAGCGCAGCCATATTCAGTGCCTTGTCACGTAGGGCAAGTGACTGCGCTGCTTGGCTTTCGGATCTGACGGCGCGGAAGGTGTCTGCGGCGAGCTTCAGCTTCTCGGCAATAGCGAAAAGGGTGTAACGGTCTTGCGGTTCCCGGCTCAATAGGAGTTCGGTGCGCATGCATTGATCTGACATCTCTTTGAGAGAGGCTGCGTATGCGGCTGATGCTTCGTCACGGCCCAAGACGTACCCGTCGGAATGGCCTTCGTCGTAGCCATCATTTTTGCCGTCTGTGAGGCCGCCTCGATAGCCGACCCAGTAGAGGATTCCGGCGGCGATTACGATGCTGATCAATGCGCAGATTTGAATTGCAGTCATGTGGTGTGCTCCTGGTAGTTACGTTGGCTGGTGGTGACAGCCGTTTGGGTTACTGGTCTAGCTCGGTTGGATCGTTTTGCGGTCGCGGCATGTCCTCGTCTGCCTTGTAGGCGCGGATGTCGATCAGTGCCGCGACGTGCTTGATGTGCGCGTACCGCAACGCCTTCACGCTGTGATCCAGCGTGGTCACCGGCAGTTGAATCCGGCCGCTGTTGATCGCCTCGGTAAAGGTCTTTTCGTTGAGGTTCTTGAAATAGTGCACGCGCAGCTTTTCCAGAGGGATAAGCACGTCGCCGAAGAGTTGGTGCAGCATTTCCACGGTTGCGCTATCCGGTGCGTGTAACAGCCTTAGCGGCGGCTGGTTGGTGGTCATCTCCATGAACTCCCGATCAATCTATATTTTCGTTTCACCGCCGAATGCGTGTTCGCGTCCAGTCCTGAACCTCCGAAAGAACCCATGCTACTGGGGCACTCTTGCCGGTAGCGTCGGTTAGCTTGACTGGGCGAGGAAACTTGTTTTCGGGGTTCTTGAGTAGCTTGTAGATTGTTGGACGAGCCAAACCGACAATCTTTGTAACTTCATTCATGCGAATGAGGATGCAACTTGGATCTTTCGCTTCCCTCGCTGTCATCGGTTGCGCGTCGGAGGGTTGATCGATTTTATTTATGCCTGCCACTTCAACCGCAAGTTGTAGAGCGCTCCTAATTTTTTTTGGGGCGCGATCTGAGTGAGGCAATTCAAGTAAGGTTTTCAGCAGGTAATCTAAAAGGTCATGGTTCATTAAGTTTTTTCCGTTTTGGATGATGCCAGGCATTCAGGCAATGGCGTTTGGTCAGCTCCCGCAGATGCTCCGGCACTTCGAGGAGCGCGGCGTTGCGCTCCTCGCGTGTGTGCATGGCGACGATCTGGCGGGCGTACTCCCTAGGCCACGTCACGGTTGTCTGCCGGGATGGCTGGCAGTTCGAGTCCCAACTGGTCGGCGAGCCAGCGGATGCCAGCTTGGCGGACCTTGGTCGACTGGCTGTACTGCATGCCGGCGGTCTCGTGGTACCAGTTGCTGTCCTTGACTCGTAGATACTCGCGATCACGCACAGGGAAGGCCGGTAGGTTGCGGTCGTTGAGCAGGCCCTTTTCACGCATGAGTGCGATCAGCTTGGGGCGGGTGAGGCCGAAGTACTTGGCGGCTTTTTCCAGGCTACGTTCCATGTCGTCCTCCTAGGCAGCATGCGCGGCGGGTGTCGCCACGGCAGCCAGGTGGGTGATGGATTCGGCCACCATGGAGTAGATCTCCACGTCACTGCCGTACACCGTGAAGCACTTGGTGCGCGGCTTTCTGACGCCGATGCTCATGATGGTGGTGATGCCTGCGCGGGTTTTGTTGCGGTGGATTGCCAAGTTGATCGGTTGCTCGAAGCCCATATCGAGGCTGATGGCACCGCCGGTTTGCACTAGGTCGAATACCTGCTGCTTGTGTTCAGTCTCGAATACGCCGTAGCGGCGGTCTGCGTGCGCCAGGGACGATTGATGGTTTGGGGTGGTTGGCCCGTTGACGATCTCCTCAATGAAGTCCGCAAGCTTGAGGTGCATCTTCTTGGTGTTGGCCAGGGTCAGCGTGTGGCGTTCGCTGCCCAGTTCAACGGTGAAGTGCGTGTCGACTTTGCGGCGCTCAACGTTCAGGCGGAAGGCCAGGGCCTCCCGCTGCGTTTCGGCGCGCAGGAGGTGGTTGAAGGTTTCGGTCAAGTTGACCTGGGCCTTGAGCAGGGTCAGAGTGCGATTGTCGAGTTTGTACTTGCTCATGCTGCTTGACCTCCGCCGTTTGGATCGAAGGGGGCTGGTGCGGTGCGCTGTTTCGGCTTGGGTCTGGAGGCGATGAAGGCGCAGCCGCTGTCTTGCGCCAGACGGCGGATTTCGAAGATGCGGGAGGGGTTAGCGGCGGCCGGGTGGACGTGCAGGGTGGCTGTGGTGTGCATGGTGTTGCCTCGCTCTGTGGTGGAAGAGTGAGACAAATATCAACCGTTGGTTGATTTGTGTCAACTGTCAGTTGGGAATTCCTATGCGCTTGCAGTCCCCCCGAGTGCTAGTGGGGGAGGGACGATGTACTTCCCAACACACTGGTTCTATGATGGCTATAGCATGGCCTTTCGGGGTCGTATGTCATCCACATAATTAAAAGCATAAAGGGATTAAAATGCAAACTGGCCAAATAGAGATACAACTTGATAAAAAGTGGGAGTTGCGAGATTTTTCGGTTTATACAAAAGAGTATGTCCAGATTTATAGTTTTTTTTACATTTTGCAGAGCGTCGCAAAAAACCAAGCGTCGAAGCTTGATTATTCAGGGTTTCAGTGGCGCGGCGGTTATAGTGTCGTTAATTTTTTTAAGAGTGCGTATAGCTTAACTCCAGACGTGCACCGTTTGCAGATTCGCAGAATTCAGTATGCATCGCCCGGAGTTATTGAGCTTGCTGGTATCGTGGATGTGGCTCTAGATATCGCGAAATTGGTCGGGACACTTTGTGGCTCAGTATTAGCGATAAATAGGACTTATGATGCGGTTCTGCGTGGTTATACTCAAAGGAAACTGGCTAAAATTGAAGTTAAAACAGCGCAGTCTAAGCTTGATAAGGACGATATACTTTTTATAAGGAACTCTGTCCGAGATTTAGCGAGTGGTTTCAATCTTGATCCCGCACAGATAAATGCGTTGAAAGAAATTACAGACGGTAATGAGTTGATTCAATTGAAAATGTTGCTTGCTTTATATCGAAGGGCTGAGCCGCTTCAAGAGCAGCAATCTTCTGGTAAAGCCCAGCTTTGATTAATAATTAGTGGAGTAATGCAGGGATGTTGGGCGTCGACTCTAAGTTGTTGGAATGGTCCGAAATTGCAGATGATAACTGGAAGTCCTTGCTGCTGGGGAATGGGTTTAGCATAAATATATGGAAAGGGTTTAATTATCCTTCTCTATTTAAAGTTGCACAGGATGCTGCGGTGCGTCCTAATTTGATGCAAGAGTCTTTGGCGCTATTTAATTATCTTGGTTCATCCAATTTTGAAGATGTTTTAAGAATACTTTATCATGCTAAGTTGGTTGATGATCAATTCGGCGGGCCGCAAGAGAAGCAAATCGATGGCGTGTACACCAACACAAAGAATTCTCTGTCGGCGGCCGTGAACTTTGCGCATGTACCTCCTGATTTTCGTGGATTAACGGAACTTAACAAACTATTAAATAGTTTCGAGTCCATATTTACCACAAATTACGATCTCATGCCCTATTGGGCTATTATGAAGGATTCCTACGGTTTTAGAGATTTTTTCTGGGGGGCAGGTAATACTTTTGACCTGAGCGATATTGCCGTGCAGGGCGGAAAAACAGTTTTATATTATCTTCATGGTGCTGTGCATTTGGTAGAGAAGCCAGATGGTACTACTAAAAAACTTGTAGGTTCTGGTTTTGAACGCCTATCTGATTTATTTGATTTGGATCATCCGGAACAGATTCCTTTAATGATTTCCGAAGGCAGTTCCTCTTCTAAGCTTTCAAGGATCAGAAAGAATGATTATCTGCGATTTTGCTCAGGGCGATTAAAGAGCTTGCAAGGTAATCTTGTTGTGCTTGGGCATTCCCTGCATCAGGACTATGACCAACATATTTTGGACTCAATCAAGGCGAGTGACGTGGAGAGGGTTGCGGTTAGCGTTTGGCCTCATATGACAGAGATTGATATCTTGTCTTTTAAGACCAGGATTATGCGTGAGCTTGAAGATAAGGATCTATATTTTTTCAGCTCTTTGACCCATCCGCTCGGAGCTCCAGAATTATGCGTGAATGAAGAGTTTTAAATTATTCTGGAATAAATGATCCAACTACTTTTCCGCAAATGTGCGTCTCCTCCGTGATATCGATGATTGGGTATTGCGGATTGATTGGCCTCAAAAATTGTCGTCCTGCATCTTCTACTAATATTTTGAAAGTTGCCTCATTTGTGCGTGGGACTCTAGCAATTACTCGGTCGCCAGTTTTTGCTTCCGCTTCCGGGTCTACAAAAATTATGCAGCCTGTTGGATAACTACGGCCAGGCCCAGGATTTGTCATCGAGTCACCAAGTACTTTTAGCGCGTAACCACTTCCGCTAATAGGGACCGGGCAAGATAGCCAAGTTTCACCATCAGGCTGATCAATGTTGGCTTCACACCATGCCCCTGCTTGAACCCAAGATATGAGCGGAACCTTGCCAAATCGCCTCGTGATCTCTCCTACGTTGCTTCCCTGTTCGGAGGGAAGTTGGTGAACATTGGTGTAACCAGTCTGTTCTTTCGGTAGAACTCCATATTCAAGCCATTCTCGTCTGACCTTCAACCAAGAGCAAAGCGCAACCATGCTGTCCGCCTCTGCTACTGACTCACCGTTCAACCACTTACTGATCGCCTGCGTACTTTTGTGAACCCCAAATGACTTCAGTTTCGACTGAATATCCACCCCACGTCCCCGGGTGCGTACACCGGCATCGTCGAGTGCTTCGTGAAGGCGCGCCGTGAAAGCTGCCCGTAGCTCGTTCTTATCAACCATGGGTTGATACTCTCACAGGGGTTGCGCAATAGTCAGTTGATGTTAATATCAACCGCGGGTTGATAAGTGGAGGTTGCCATGTTGGATCCGGCAGATTTTCCGAGCGCCATCGCGTTCGCATTTGAAGCAGTCGGCGGAATCGGAGCCGCCGCCAAGGTGTGTGATAGGAGTTATCAGGCGCTCAATAAATGGCGCTTGGCTGCCAGCCTTCCACGCACCGATTACACCGGCGAAACGCACTACGCAAAACTGTTAGCGACCGCTGCAGAGAAAAATGGCAATGCGTTTGACGCTGCCTGGTTGCTCAACGCATCGGCCCCGCAAAAAGCTGCAGCGTAGATAGAAAAAAGGCGACCCTAGGGCCGCCCAGTTCCTCCCGGCACACACCACCACAGTGCTGTCGGGTCGCGACGAAGGTAGGAGGGCACACCACATGCAAACCACCTCCCTTTATCGCGCTGCCAAGACACGGAGGTCTTGGGTTGCTGCCTTTTCCACCACAGATTAGGCAGCTGTTGCGCCAGAGGTGAGCAACGGATTGTTCGCCTCGGCACGGTGCCGGTTTCGATCCCTAGATCTTGCCGGCGTTTGGGCCCTTTCAAGCCACGCGGCAAATGTATCACCACTACACGTCGCGGGGCACTGGCAACTTAGTAGGATTAATGCCATGAGCCGAGTAGCTTTAAGCTGTGTTGATCGAGCGCAAAAGGAAATACTGACGCTCGAATTAGCCCTGTACCACGCCGCACGGGACTATCCCGGCGGTGCCGCAGCAATCGCCGCCACCACCGGCCGCAATGCCACCACGCTGCAGCACAAGTTGTCCCCCACCCATCCCTCGCACACCGTCAACATCCAAGAGTTCGGCGAAATCCTCGAACTGACCAAGGATCGCCGCATTCTCGATGCGGTGCATGCCCATGTCGGCGACACGATCTGGCAGGAACTGGCGGAGGCGTACACCAATGACATGCCTGAGACCCTGACCATGGGTATTGCCATGTTTTTCCGGCAGGTTGCCGATTTGTCCGAAACCTGGGCCAAGCACATTGGCGACGGCAAGGTCGATGACAGTGAGTTGGCCGAGATCCGCCAGTTAGTGTTTCGCGGTATCCAGGGTTTGTTGGGAATGTACAACCGCGCCCGCTACGTCAACCAGACGACTTGTGGGGTGGAACGTGGCTGATATCGCTGACTTCGCAAATGACTTGGTGCAAGAGCGCATCGATCAGGCCGTCGCTGCACGCCTGGCGCTGATGTCCAACACGGCTCAGCATTCGCTGATGTTCTGTGACGAATGCGATGGCCCCATCCCCGAGGCCCGTCGTTTGGCTCAACCCGGTTGCACGCTCTGCATAGAGTGCAAGACCGTCGATGATCAGAGGACTGCCCGTTATGCTCGATGATGTGATCAATCAGTTCGCGGACTATGGTCTTGAGCCCGCTCAACCCTTAGTATTTGGCAAGCTTACCCGCTGCAAAACCACCCAGGACAAAGGCAAAGAAAAAAACGGCTGGTACGTCATCCACGAACACCGCACCGATAAAAACGAGACGCTGATCTTCGGCAGCTTCGGTGACTGGCGTTCTGGCGATACCCAAAAGATCAAGGTCAAGCCTGGACGCATGAGCCCCGAAGAGCGTGAGGTCATGCGCGCTCGCCAGGAAGATGCCAAGCGTAAGGCTGCCGAGATTGCGGCCAACGCATCACGCCGAGCGGCCAATCGTGCTGCCGGTCTGTTAAAGCGAATGCCCGAAAAGGGTAAGAGCGCCTATCTGGATCGAAAGCAGATCGTAGGGTTCAAGGTTCGCTATGCGCCACGTACTGGCGCATTTTTGGTGCCCATGTGCAACGTCCGTGACCAGATCGTCGGCCTGCAGGTGATCTTCCCAGCCAAGCAAGAAGACACTGGGCGGGATAAGCAGTACTGGCCGTCCGGTATGTCAAAAGAGGGCGCTTTCCATCTGATCGGCCCCCACCCAGAGCCAGGCGAACCGGTGCTGGTGTGTGAGGGCTACGCCACAGGCGCAAGCCTGCACATGGCGACGTCGCTCACTGTTGCTATCGCCTTCGACGCGGGCAACTTACTGCCAGTCTCCAAGGCCATGCGCGAGCGCTTTCCCGGCTGCCCGCTGATCATCTGTCGCGATGACGACTGGAAAACCAAGCGCCCCAACGGTGACCCTTGGAACCCTGGTGAAGAGAAAGCCAACAACGCCGCGTTGGTTGTCGGCGGTCAAGTCGTCGCCCCGGTGTTCTCCGGCGAGCGGGAGATCAAGTGGACCGACTTCAACGACCTGCACGTCGCCGAGGGGTTGGAGGCTGTTCGCCGACAGGTGCTTGCGGTAGTCAAGCCACCTGCAGCGGGTGGCTGGAAGGACCAACTGGCCCGCACCGAAAACGGCTCCCTGATCGCGCACATGCAAAACGTCGAGCTGATCCTGGGCAATGACGAACGCTGGGCCGGTGTCATCGGCTACAGCGTGTTCAGTTCCAAGATCGTCAAGCTACGGTCTGCGCCTTTCGGCGGCGGTGCCGGCGACTGGGCCGACATCGACGACATGCGGGTGATGAAGTGGCTCGCGCAGCAATACAACCTGCGGGTCAAAGCCTCCCATGTGATTGAGGCGGTCAGCGTGGTTGCTCACGATCACGCCTTCCACCCGGTGCGTGAGTACCTGGAGAAGCTGGAATGGGATCGCGTGCCACGCATTGAAACCTGGCTGACTGACGTGCTGGGCGTTCATGCCAGTGAATACTCGGCGAAGGTTGGCAAGCGCTGGCTAATCTCGGCCGTGGCTCGGGTTATGCGCCCAGGCTGCAAGGCCGACTCTGTGATGATCCTCGAAGGCGGGCAGGGCGCCGGTAAGTCGACGGCCATGGGCGTGCTCGGTGGCGAGTGGTTCATGGACACGCCCTTTGCCCTCGGTGACAAGGACAGCTTCCAAGCGATTCGCGGCAAGTGGATCGTCGAGCTGGGCGAGCTGGACAGCTTCAACAAGGCGGAAAGCACCAAGGCCAAACAGTTCTTCTCTGCTTCCACCGATACCTACCGAGAGAGCTACGGCCGTAGAACGAATGACGTGCCACGCCAGTGTGTTTTCGTGGGCACCACCAACCAAGAGGAGTACCTCAAGGACGCCACGGGCAACCGCCGTTACTGGCCGGTGTTCTGCAACAAGGTCGATCTGGAGCAACTGCGCGAGATCCGCGACCAGCTGTGGGCCGAGGCGCTGTTCTGCTTTGAAGCGGGCGATATCTGGTGGGTGAACAAGGACGAATCCAAGATGTTCGCCGAGGCTCAAGACGAGCGCTTTGTGGTGGATGAATGGGAAGGGCCGATCCTGGCCTGGATGGAAGAATCGCAGATCGGGGAGACCGCTACCGGCAACGAGATCCTGACTCAGGCGCTGAAGCTGGACTTCGGACATTGGGGCAAGCCCGAGCAGATGCGGGTCGGGGCGATCATGCACCGGCTGGGATGGCGCAAGCGGCGTATGCCCGCGCTGCCAAAAAGCGGAGTGCGGCCATGGGCCTATGAAAAGCCTGCGGGCTGGGGGCGTGCGTCTGCGTTGCAGCAGGCGGTGATCGAGGAGCCTTGCTTTGATTAAGCGAATCGATGAGATGCTCAAACTGTGGGCGCAGGATCTGCATTCGCCTGTGCCGGACGGCGCTGGCGGGCCGAGTGGCGGTAATATGATCGCCATGCTGATGGAGTGCAAAGGGGAGTTGATACGCGGCACGCGCGGAAGTCGCGTGCTGCTGGATGAATCGGCGGATATCGAGCTGATCGTCAACAAGCACTTGGCGCCCGAGCTTGCCCTAGTGGTGATGGAACACTACTGCAACCACGAAAGCTTCCTCTCACAGAAAATGCTTCATTGCGGTTGCAGCGCGCCGACCTATTACCGTCGGCTACACGATGCCCATGTACTTATCGCCGGCATGCTGATGGGGAAGGCTGCATGATCCTCGGCGTCACTCCGAATACCTCTGTCCTACTGTCCCGCCTTGTCCGGCTGCCATTTCGCGCAGTTGGACAGGCGCAGGCCGCGCCGTTGCTGGGCTGTCCTACTGTCCAACCTTTACCCGCCCCACGCACACATGAGCATAGCGGGCACGTAGTCGCGCCCATGGCGCGCACGCGTGCTTTTAACTTTCTCTCTATACACAAGAGAAAAGTAAAAAAGGTAGGACAGTAGGGCAGAGCCCCGTATTTAGGCGCCTGTAGCTGTCCTACTTCGATCCAGAATAGTGGGACAAGTAAGACAGGGCACCAGAAGCGATAGCCGATTGAATGCGTTGTCCCTCCGTTGCACCTGCGTCATACCCGTATGGCACCCGTATTGCGCCATGGCATTAAAACCTGCTTGCTGCCATGATAATCCACCTGTAAAAAGTACCCATCTTCGATAGGTGCGACCGCAAGCAGCGGGACACACCACCACACTGAACCCGGCCATTGCGCCGGGTTTTTGCGTTTATGGGGTAGGGCGATGACGAACGAGCAGCAAGCGCTTATTGATATGCCGATCTGGATGGTGATCGTGCTGTCCCTAGTCGGCGGCATATCCGGCGAGGCATGGCGAGCCGACAAAGCGGGGGTAAGTGGCTGGTCATTGGTTCGCCGCTTGCTCCTTCGGTCCGGGGCCTGCGTGGTCTGCGGGCTTTCCACCATGATGTTGCTGCACGCTTCGGGCATGTCGGTCCTGGCGGCAGGGAGCATCGGATGCCTCACCGCGATGGCCGGCGCCGATGTCGCCATCGGGCTGTATGAACGCTGGGCCGCCAAGCGGTTGGGCGTGTGCGATGTGCCGCCCTCGGGCAGCGGTCAGGCATGATGCGCTGGAGGCCACGGAATACGTGGTATGTAGCGGGATGCGTCAAAATGGTGCGCCGAAAGTCGCCGGGGACCCTGGCGGCATTCGAGGGACACGGGGCATGAAACCCGCGGGAAAGCGTTAGCGGGTGGGCTGCCAGCTTACTGAAATTCAATCCATTGAAATTGAAAGGTTTCCATTGAAAAGCCGTTGAAAAGGAGGGCTTATGACGGATCCACTGTTTCTGTCTAAAAGCGCTTTCGCGGCTCGCATCGGCAGGACGCCGAGTTACATCACTTGGCTCAAAGGCAACAATCGCCTGGTCCTGTCGCCGGACGGCAAGATGGTCGACGTGCTGGCAACTGAAGCGCTGATCGTCGAAACCGCCGACCCCAGCAAGGCCGCCGTCGCTGCTCGACACCAGCAGGACCGGATCCAGCGTGACGTTTACAGTCAACTGTCCCCCCTGGTCGAGCCGACTAACACGGCTGCGCCGCAGCAGCCTATTGCTGTCGGCGCCAAGGGCCACGACTTCCAGAAGGCTCGCGCCATGCGCGAGCACAACCTGGCGCAACTGGCCGAGATCGAGCTGCACAAGGCGCAGGGCTCGCTGGTTGCCAGGGATGCGGTGGAGCTGGGGGCCTATAACGCCGGGCGACATCTGCGGGACCAGTTGTTCGGCCTGTTGCCCCAGCTGTCCCACAAGGTTGCAGCCATGACCGATCCCTGGGACATCGAGAAACACCTGACGGCGACACTCCGTAAATCACTGGAAGAGGCCGAGCGCATGTCCTCATCCGACCTTGAACGAGCAATGACGACGAGCTGACCTATGACCACGGAATTTCCTGACGGTGACCGTGCGTACCGTGAGGCGTATTTCCGTGGGCTACGTCCTGACCCAGACCTCTGGATCGACGAGTGGGCCGATGAGTACATGCGCATCCCTCGCGATACCGGCGCGCCTGAGCCTGGCCAGTACCGCACGGATCGGACGCCGTACGCTCGTGAGCCCATGCGCTGTTTGTCACCTGCTCACCCGTGCCGGCGGGTGGTCACCATGGTGGCCTCGCAGCTGATGAAGACGCAGATCGCCTTGAACTGGATGGGCGGCTTGATCCACATGGCACCGTCCAACATCCTGGCGCTGTTGCCCAGTCTGAGCCTGTCCAAGCGGGTTTCCGGACGGATCAGCAAGACGATCAAGGCGACCCCAGTATTGGCTAAGCGGGTGGCGGCCAGCCGCTCACGGGACGCCCGCAACACGATGGACACCAAGGAGTTCGAGGGCGGCGCCTTGTACGTCACGACGGCGGGCTCGGCTGCCAACCTTTCCGAATTGTCGGCACGCTACATCTACGGCGATGAGGTCGACCGCTGGGAAAACGACGTCGGCCAGGAAGGTGACCCCATCGTGCTAGCAGAGACGCGGGCGACCAACTTTGGCCGCAACGCCAAGATCTACTTCTCCAGCTCGCCGACGATCAAAGGCGCCTCGCGGATCGCGGATCTGTTTGAGTCCAGCGATCAGCGTTACTACTACGTGCCGTGCCCTTCATGTGGGCACATGCAGGTGTTGGAATGGGAGCGCTTGCTCTACAGCCAGGACTACAGGACGGTTCACTACCAGTGTGCTGCGCCTGAATGTGACGTCCTGATCGAGGAGCATCACAAGACCGACATGCTCGCCCGTGGTGAGTGGCGTGCCCATGGTCGCGGCGATGGCAAAACGGTGGGTTTCCACCTGAACGCGCTCTACTCGCCGATTGGCTGGAAGGACTGGGCCTCGCTTGCGGAGGAGTTCGAAGACGCCAAGAAGGCCCAGGCCAAGGGCGACATGGGGCTGATGCAGGTGTTCTACAACACCCGTCTCGCCAAGGTCTGGGACAGCGCGCAAGAGCAGACCAAGGCTGAAGTGCTGATCGCTCGGGCACGGCTGGAGACCTACACCCTCGGCAGTATGCCGGTGGGCGTGCTGATGCTGACCGGCGCCGTCGACGTCCAGGCCAACCGCCTGGAACTGATGGTGATGGGCTTCGGCGTGGGCATGGAACGTTGGGTGGTCGACCATCAGGTGATCTGGGGCGACCCTGCCGATGAGCGCACTTGGGCGGTGTTGGATGAAAAACTCAAGGTTCGCTACCGGCATCCCTGCGGTGTCGCGCTGGCGATCTTGGCGACGGGCGTTGACTCCGGCGGTCACCACACCGACGAGGTGTATCAGTTCTGCCGTGTGCGGCGCTGGCGAAACATCTTCGCGATCAAAGGCGCGAGCAAGCCCGGTAGACCGGTGATTGCTCAGCGGCCGTCCATGGTCGACGTGACTTGGAAGGGCCAAACCGAACGCGGTGGCGCCGAGCTGTGGTTTGTCGGTACCGACACCGCGAAGGACTGGATCTACAACCGCTACGCCTTCGAGGACGGACCCGGTTCGCTGCACTTTGCCAACGACTTGCCGGACGAGTTCTTCGCCCAGTGCGTGGCCGAGCGCAAGGTCGCCCGGTACGTCAAAGGCTACAAGCGTATCGAGTGGGTCAAGGGCAAGGCCGAGCGCAACGAAGCGCTCGACCTGATGGTGTACTGCCTGGCGATGGCGCATTACCTGGGCATCAATCGCTACCAAGAACACGACTGGGAGCGGGTACGCCAAGCGCTGGCTCAGTCCGGTTTGTTCGACGATGTGTTGGGCGTCAAGCCCGTACAAGGCGAGCGCGTCGATTCTGACGAAACACCAGCACCGGTTGCGGCGCGTCAGTCGCAACCTGCACCGGCACCTGCAGCACCACCTGCAGCACCTGTGGCCCAGCCGCGACCCGCCGCACCCCCACAACGCCGCAGCTCCACCAGCGGTTACCTGAAGAGACGCTGATATGTCGTTTACCCCGAAGCACCTCGAAGTCATCGAGCGCGCCATTGCACGCGGTGAAAAGACCGTGCGCTACAGCGACCGCACGGTGGAGTACCGCTCCATCGACGAACTGCTCAAGGCCCGCGACGAGATCCGCACGTCGCTGAGTCAAGCCGCCGGGCCGCGTTCTCGCGTGATCCGGCTTACCCACGGAGGCAAGGGAATCTAATGGCCCGACATTATCCGACGCTGACCCGTAACGGATTCTTGCTGCCGTCGAACATCAAGGCCAGTTACGAAGGCGCCGGTGAGGGCCGACGTTCGGCC